ATAGAGAGAATCGGATGAAATAACAGATGACATTAAAAGGGTAGAAAATTAATGCCATTTTTTAAAAGTAAAAAAAATAAAAACAGAAGAACAGATGGTGGTGGATTTACAACTTATGATGATGTTTATCAGATAGTAAAGGATAACATTGATGAAGCTGTAGAGTTCTATGAGTTAGAGCCTGCCGTAGTAACGGATGTTTTTTTAGACCCAAAGAGCTTACCAAGAAAAGATATAGCTGGTGGTGATGGAAAAATGCCAGACTATTCTTACTTAGGTACAATTAGAGCTAGATTTATTGAGAGTCAAAGTGATGGTGATGTTATTGATGATTATATAAAACCTTTATCTCCTCATATGGTAGCATACCCTTTAATCGGAGAGGTTGTAAACATAGCAAAACATGGAAGTCAAATGTATTACTATCAACCTTTAAATTTAAAAAATCATGTGAATATGAACCTAGCTAATAATACTCTTACAGACCCAAGAGTTACAAGTAGAACAACAGAGTTTAATAGAAATTTGTTGAGTGAATATGGTGATGTAGTTTTTAATGGTAGATTTGGTCAAGCTATAAAATTTGGTAGTGATCCTTTTTATTTGTATCCTGATGTAAAGATTACGAATAGACAATCAGTTTTACCACAAACAATAGCTGACGAACATTACCCGCATGTACAAAATATAAATGCGGATGGTTCCTCTATTTTTATGACATCAGGTTTAGCAAAAGAGGTCGATGTTCTAATACCTGCAGTACAAACCTTAACAACTCCTGATGTGTTAGATGGTGATATGATTACACTCAATTCAGATAGATTAGTTTTTAATTCTAAAAAGACAGACATACACATGTTTGCTAGAAGAAATATAAACTTATCAGCTAACGAAGAAATAAATTTAGAATTAGGTTTAAATGCTTTTGGTGGTAGAATAACATTAGGTGATGCAGAATCTACTAATCCTATGGTATTAGGAAATCAGTTAGAAGATTTATTTGAGAAATTATTTTCCTCTTTAAATAGTTTTTGTAATTCTGTATCGAGTGCTACTGGTATAGCTGAAGTTGGTGACGCTTCAAAAGTTATGTTAGATGAAGTACAAGATATCAAATCTAATATTTTACCTAAGATGCTAAGTGATACAGTTTATATTACAGAAAATCAATCCGAAGAAATAACTGAAATAAATGATGTTAATGCTGAAGTACAACCAATAGTTCAAGTTGCAGGAGTAAGGGGATAATCATGAGTGCTATATCAGACAAATTAAAAAACGCTGTACAAAGTGTGTTTGATTTACCGAAAAAAGATATTGAAAGAAAAGTAGATACTATTGTCAATAATACTAGACAAGGTGGAGAACAAGGAGAGCAAATTAAAAAAGTACTTAACCAAATAGAAACAGCAGAAAAACAGGTAAAAACAATTCAAGATACTGTTAAGACAGTCGGTGCTGTTTTAAAGAGCTTAAAAGCAGCTAGAGCTGCCGCTCAAGCTACTGAAAAAGCAAGTACCATATCATCTGCTTTAAATCCAGCTGCAGCTGCTGTAGCAGTTGCTCAAAAATTTGTTATAGAAAAAGTAAAGAAAGAAGAAGAAGAAGCACAAAATGTTTTGAATGTAGTACCAAGTCTAATAGAAAATTTTAAAAACTTTATTTCAGAAACTAAGTTAAAGTTGAAAAAAGCTAAACAAGAAAAAGAAAAAAAGAAAGCTTTACGTGAGCAAAGAGAGAGAAAATTAAATTCTTAATATTTATAATAAATAGGAGTTATCATGTCGAATACTAAAAAAATCGTAGGTTTAATTAGAGAAATAGTTAAACAAGAGGTACAAAAAGAGGTAAGAAAGATACTTATTAGTGAAGGAGCTAAGGCTATATCTAGTAATGTAAATGATGTGCCTGAAGTATTATCTAAACCTGTTCCTAAAAAGTCTAAACCTGAAGAAGTAAGTTATACCAAAAACCCAACGTTAAATAAGATACTAAATGAAACCGCTCGTGGAGATGAGTTCGAAGAGTATCCAACAATGGGTAATAAGACTTTTGATAGTACAAGAATGGCTGAGGCTATGGGTTATGGTGGAGTAGCAGGTAGTGCTGAAGATAAGAGAAAGATGGGAGCTATGCAGACAGCACAAGCAGCTGGTGCTGATACATCAAATAAAGCAGTACAAGATGTAATGGGTGATTTAACAAAAGATTATAGGGGTGTGATGAACGCATTAAAAAAGAAAGATGGTAAATTATAATGGCAGGTGTAATTGAAAACGACTTAAATGAAGATACTTTTATTGGTTTAGAGTTACCTTTGGATATGAGTTCAGAGGGAGTTTTTAAAAGAACTAAAACTGCTTTAGAACAAGCTAAATCTAATATCAAAAATCTTCTTCTTACCAATAAAGGTGAGAGGTTAGGTAATCCTACATTTGGAACAAATTTACTTTCTCTAGCTTTCTCACAAGAAAACACAGATTTAGAAAGTAGGGTTGAGGAAGAAATTAGAGGGGCTATGAGTGAGTTTTTACCATTCATAAATGTTGTAAGTATTGAAACAAAATTTTCGGATCTCAATATAAATAGAGCTATTGTAAATATAAGATTTACGTTAGATGTGGATTTAACATCAGAAGAAAATTTAGAATTAGATTTGTCAACCTATACAGGAGCATTAGCATTAGACCCACACGATTTACCATTGAGTGGTGGGTAAATAGGAGAAATTAAATGCCGTATTCAGTAAAGAAAAAGTCAGTAAAAGAAGTTAGATATCTAAACAAGGATTTTACATCTTTCAAAGATAACCTAATAGAATTTACTAAGATATACTTTCCAAATCAGTATAATGATTTTAACGAATCATCACCTGGTATGATGTTCATTGAAATGGCATCTTATGTTGGTGATGTACTTTCATACTATGTAGATAATCAATTTAAAGAAAGTCTACTGGCATTTGCTGAAGAGAAAAGAACAGTTTATAATATGGCTCAGTCTTTAGGATATAAACCAAAATTATCTTCAGCTTCTACGACTGATATCGATGTATTCCAAACAGTACCAGCAATATCAAGTGGCGCTGGTGATAGTTACAACACTAAACCTGATTTAAACTATGCTATGAATTTAAAAGCCGGAATGGAAATACAATCAGATACAGGAGTATCTTTTATAACAACCGAAGATTGTAATTTTAAATTTTCAAGTTCTTATGACCCGATGACTGTAACAGTTTATGAGAGTTCTGGTAACATACCTGTTACATATCTACTTAAAAAAGGTGTAAGGGCATCAAGTGGAACTGTTGCAACTGAGTTTTTTACTTTTAATGCAGCTGAAAAATATAAAAGAATTGCTTTATCAAATCAAAATGTTTTAGAAATACTTTCTTGTAAAGATAGTGATGGTAATGATTGGTATGAAGTTCCTTTCTTAGCTCAAGATACAGTGTTCACAGATATGGAAAATAAAGCAGAGAATGATGACCAACTCAATATATACAGTGACCAAGCTCCGTATCTACTAAAACTTTTAAAAACATCAAGAAGATTTACAACTTTTATTAGAGAAGATAATAGAACAGAATTAAGATTTGGTGCTGGAACATCAGATAATCCTGATGAAGAGATAGTTCCTAATCCAGATAGTGTTGGTTCTTCTTTACCAGGTTCACCAACTTATTTAAATACAGCATTTGATCCTTCTAATTTCTTAGCAACTAAAGCATATGGACAAGCTCCATCTAATACTCAACTAACTATTAAATATAGATACGGTGGTGGTATTAATAGTAACGTTAGAGCTAATAGTATTAGAAGTGTTCAAGTTGCTAATGTGGAATTAGATGGTACGGGACTTAATGCTGCACTTGTCAGTACTACTAGAGCTTCTATAGCTATAAACAATCCACAACCAGCTGCTGGTGGAAGAAGTGTGGAGAGTATCATAGAAGTAAAAAATAATGCTTTAGCTTATTTTCAAGCTCAACAAAGAGCGGTTACTAAAGAAGACTACATTACAAGAGTATATGCTCTACCACCTAAGTTTGGTAATGTCGCAAAGGCCTATGTCGTACAAGATAGTCAATTAGATAGTAAATCAGGTGCTAATGCAGATGCTCGTATAGCAAATCCATTAGCTCTTAATATGTATCTTTTAGGTTTTGATGCAGGTAAAAAATTAACTACAGTAAACCAAGCAGTAAAAGAAAATGTACAGACTTATCTAACTCAGTTTAGAATGGTTACTGATGCTGTAAATATAAAAGACGCGTTTGTAATAAACATTGGTGTAAAATTCAATCTATTAACAAAAGTTGGATACAATAAAGAAGAAGTTGTATTGGGAGCAATACAAAAAGTCAGAGACTTTTTTAATATTGATAAATGGCAAATAGGACAACCTATTGTATTAGCTGATTTAACTTATCAATTATCTTTAGTTGATGGTGTATCTGCTGTCGTACCGCCGGAGGAAGACAATCCGAATGGACATTCTGTATTAATTACTAACAAGTTTAAAGTTAGTGGTGGTTACTCAGGAAATGCTTACGATATGGTAGGTGCTACAAAGGATGGAGTTGTTTATCCATCACTAGACCCAAGTTGCTTTGAACTTAAATTTCCAAATGTGGATATTGAAGGTAGAGTAGTTGGTAATTCATCGGGAGGTAACTAATGCATTATTTTGTTTTTCCAGAAATAGACACAACTTTATATCAAGCTAGTGGTAGTAGTAATGCTGGTTTGGATGAGATATTAGAAATACAAAAAAATATGAGCAATTCAGGTGGAAACATCAATGTTTCTCGTATACTTATAAAATTTGATTTAAATGAAATATCATCATCAATAGTAAATAATACAATATCTTCAGACAGAAAATTTTATCTTAACATGTACGATGCGGGTTCTGAAGAATTAAATACAAGTCAATCATTATTTGCTTATCCTATAAGTCAGAGTTGGGTTGAGGGACAAGGAACTTTTAGTGATAGTCCAATTACAACAGAAGGAGCTAGTTGGCAGTATAGAGATGGTCAGATTTTAAAAACAGCTTGGAGTGGTTCTGCGGGTCAAGAACAAGGTGGTGCATGGCATGTAGATGTTTACGCATCACAATCTTTTAAGTATGGTTCCGATGATATGAGGATGGATGTGACACCGATAATGGATAAATGGTTAGATGGCACATATCCTAATCATGGATTTATAGTAAAAAGAAGTGGTAGTTTTGAAAATTTAGATGCTAATGTCGATGAAGGAAGTCAAGACAAATTGGGTAATTTTAAATTCTTCTCAAGACAAACCAATACAATATATCCGCCAAAATTAGAAGTTGAATGGTTTGATACAAAATGGAGTACGGGCTCACTATCTGCACTAGATTCTACAGAATTAGAAGACTTACAAGTATATATGAAGAATTTAAGACCTGAGTACAAGGAGAGTTCTAAAGTAAAGTTTAGATTATGTGGTAGAGGTAGATATCCAACAAAGTCTTACTCAAACACATCTTCAGCATACCTAACGCAAAAGTATTTACCGAGTGGTAGTGTGGAAAATATCGGTGGTGATGGTGTTTACTACTCAGTATTAGATGGACAAACAGATGATGTGATAGTACCATTTGGTTCAGGTTCTTTGGTAAGTTGTGACTCAACAGGAAACTATTTTAACCTATGGATGAATGGATTACAAGC